ATGGCGAAGATGATCCAGGCACAGGTGCGCGGCGACGGCACGGCGGGGCTGCAACTGCGCGCGGAAACGGCGCGGAGCTTTCACGACAGGAAGAAACGCAAATTCCTGGACGAACTGGCGGGGAGCGCTAACGTCACCGCGTCCGCCAAGGCGGTGGGGGTCGCGTCGAGCACCGTCTATCAGCACCGGCGCACCGACATCGCGTTCCGCCTGGCGTGGGATGACGCGATCGACGGCGCGTATGACATGCTGGAGACGATGATGCTGAACCGCGCGATCGACTATCAGCGCGTGCTGCTGGAAGGCGACGCCGAGCGGGTGCGCGAGGTGCCGCAGATATCGACCGCCGACGCGATGCGGCTCCTGAAGATGCACCGCGACAGCGTGATGCAGCGCCGCGCCCGCATCGCCGCGCTGGCCGCCGAAACCAGCACCGACACCCGCGAGGCGCTGCGCGCCAAGGTGATCGCGATCAGCAACCGGCTGCTGGGCAAGCCCGACGACGCGGAGCTGGAGGAGGATTATGAGGGGGAATGCGAGATGGCGGGGGCTGGGTGAGGGGCGCTGATTGCGGATCGGTGAAATGGTCGAGGTTGTCGGGAGTCGCCCCCGGTGCATCCCATCCTGGCGAAGGACTATGGATGCCAGCCTGCGCTGGCATGACGGTTATGGGAAGGCTGTGGTCCGAGGTTGGCAGGCGCATCCGCCGAGAAGCCGGATTCCCGCCTTCGCGGGAAGGACGGTGCGGGACGCTTGGCGGGCGCCCGGATAAATTCAGCTTTTAGCTGAAGTCGAGGGACGCTGCGCGGGGTGTCTCAACTTCGCTCGACACGAACGGGGTTGGGCTGTTGCAAACTTGCAGCGCCGGCCCGCGGCTGACGCGGTTGTCCGGCGCTGGCGCGCGCTTGCCCTTGGTGCGGCTGGTGAGGTGGTATTGCCGGCAGCGGTCGCAGCGATAATGCCTGAGCGGGATGGTGGCGGTCCGGGCGGCCGCAAGCGCGTCCTGTTCGGTCTGGAAGCGCGCCTTTTTCAGGCAGGTGCCGAGCTTTGTGCGCATGGGGGGCTTTCCGCGTGGTCGTTCGTGATGGGGCATGGGTCAGGATTTCGCCGGAGGCAAGGGATGTGTTGGGGCATCACGATATTCAAGGAAAACAGCCAGCAATGACGGAAGAAACGTCCCGCCGCACGTGGATGCTGTCGATGGCGGAGCGGCTTGCGTTGCTCGGCCCGGAGCATGTCCATGCCTTGTTCGACCGGATGGATCAGCCGACCGCTGCGGCGGTAGGCAGCGACTGGGGGTTCTGGTCCCGCCCGGCGCAACGGACTCCCAGGGCGCGGAACTGGCGGACGTGGCTGATCCTGGCCGGGCGCGGCTTCGGCAAGACCCGGGCGGGGGCGGAGTGGGTGCGCGAGATCGCGGAGACGCGGCCGCGCATGCGGATCGCGCTGGTGGGCGCGACGATGGCGGAAACCCGCCGGGTGATGGTGGAAGGGGATAGCGGGCTGCTCGCCGTAGCTTCGATCGACCGGCGGCCGGTGTACGAGCCTTCGCTGCACAAGCTGACCTGGCCGAACGGCACGATCGCGACGCTGTTTTCCGCCGCGGAACCCGAAAGCCTGCGCGGCAGCCAGCATCATTTCGCCTGGGCGGACGAGATCGCCAAATGGCCGAACGGGCTGACGGTGTGGGAAAATCTGAGCCTGACCCTGCGCATCGGCGTCCGGCCGCGCACCGTGGCGACGACGACGCCCCGGCCCGTGCCGCTGGTGCGGATGCTGGCCGGCCCGGCGCGCAAGGACGTGGCGATCACGCGGGGACGGACGCGGGACAATGCGGGCATTCTCGCGCGGGATTATCTGAACGCGATGGACGAATATTATGGCGGCACGCGGCTGGGCCGGCAGGAACTGGACGGCGAGCTGATCGACAGCATCGAAGGCGCGCTGTGGGATCGCGACCTGATCGAGACGCAGCGCGTGGCGAAGGATGCGACGCCCGAGATGCGGCGCGTGGTGGTGGGCGTCGATCCGCCGGCGGGGGCAGGCGACGGCGCCGATGCGTGCGGCATCGTCGTCGTCGGGCTGGGCGAGGACGGGCGCGGCTATGTGCTGGACGACGCCAGCGTGCAGGGCCGCTCGCCCGAAGGCTGGGCGCGGGCGGTGGCGGCAGCGGCGGCGCGCTGGCGGGCGGAGCGGGTCATTGCGGAGGTGAACAATGGCGGCGCGATGGTGAAAAGCGTGCTGCACGCGGTGGATGCGACGATGCCGATCCGCTCAGTCCATGCCGCGCGTGGCAAGGTGGCGCGGGCCGAGCCGGTGGCGGCGCTCTACGAATCCGGCAAGGCCTGGCACGCGGGGTGTTTTACCGCGCTCGAGGACGAATTGTGCGGGCTGATCGTGGGCGGGGACTATGCCGGGCCGGGCCGATCCCCCGACCGCGCGGACGCGCTGGTGTGGGCGCTGACCGAGCTGATGCTGGAGAAACGGCCGGAGCCGCGGGTGTGGGGGTTGTGAGGCACGTTCTGATTACCGCCTGGCTCTTCGGCTGCCTTGCGTGACGGTGGTTTTGGGAGGTGACTCCGCACCGATGCGCCTGGCCGCGCTCCCCCTCCACCATCCTGCGGATGGTCCCCCTCCCCACGATGTGGGGAGGATTTTTAGATACAGGAGAAATAGATGCGTCTGTTTGGGCGGAAGGGTGCGCGGGGTGCCGCTCGGCCGGATTTGTTGCGCAGCGCGATCGGGCTGGCGGGCTATGGCGAATGGCCGCGTGGTTACGAGGCGCAGCTACGTGACGCCTATCTGGGCAACCCGGTGGCGCAGCGCGCGGTGCGGCTGGTGGCCGAAGGCGCGGGCGGCGTGCCGATGCGGGCCGATCCGGCCGAGGCGGGGCGGCTGATCGCAGCGACGTCGGCCGGGCAATCGCTGGTCGAGACGATCGCGATGCACATGCTGCTGCACGGCAACGGCTTTATCCAGATCGTGCAGGACGCGGGCGGCGCGCCGGCCGAGCTGTTCGCGCTGCGCCCCGAGCGGGTGACGATCGAGCCGGGGGCGGATGGCTGGCCGGTCGCCTATGTCTATCACGCCGGGGAACGGACGACGCGGCTGCCCGCGCGGGACGGCACGGGCAAGCCCGCCATCCTGCACATCAAGGCGCCGCATCCGGCGGACGATCATTACGGGCTGGGGTGTCTCGGCGTGGCGGCGGGGGCGGTGGCGATCCACAACGCGGCGACGCGCTGGAACAAGGCGCTGCTCGACAATGCGGCGCGGCCGTCCGGCGCGCTGGTCTATGATCCGGGCGAGCCGGGGGCGGCGCTCTCGCCCGACCAGCATGCGCGGCTGCGGGCGGAGATGGAGGCGAGCTTCGCCGGCGCGGGCAATGCCGGGCGGCCGATGCTGCTGGAAGGCGGGCTGAAATGGCAGGCGATGAGCCTGACCCCGGCGGACATGGATTTCGTCGGGCTGAAGGCGGCGGCGGCGCGCGAGATCGCGCTGGCCTTCGGCGTGCCGCCGCTGCTGCTCGGCCTGCCCGGCGACAATACCCACGCCAACTATGCCGAGGCGAACAGGGCGGTATGGCGCCAGACGATCCTGCCGCTGGTCGACAAGATCGCGGCCGGGCTGGCGCAGGGGCTGCGCGTCTGGTGGCCAGGGCTGACGCTGACCCCAGACCGCGACGCCATTCCCGCGCTGAGCGAGGATCGCGAGCGGCTGTGGGCGATGGTGGGCGGGGCGGATTTTCTGACGGCGGAAGAGAAGCGGGCGATGGTGGGAGTGGATTAGGGTGCAGACCCATTATTTACGAGGATCGAGACAGGGTGATCCGGGAGCATAGGTTCCGGCTTTCGCCGGAATGACAGTTTTGCGGGCGCTGCGTTTGAGGCGGCCCCCCTCCACCGCCGTTCCGGCGGTCCCCCTCCCCGTGCCGGGGAGGATATTATCGTGGAGAAATCATATGGCATCGGAGACTTTGGCCCGCCTGATCGCGCAGGCGGAGGGGGAGGGGGCGTCGCTGGTGACGTTGCGGGCGCTGGCCGAGGAGGCGAGCGAGATGGCGGTGCAGCGGGCGCTGGAGCGGCTGGGCCTGACCGACCCGACGGCGCATCGCGACATCAGCGAATTGCGCACTTTGCTGCAGGCGTGGCGCGATGCGAAGGCGTCGGCGCGCAACGCATTCGTCGGGTGGATCGTGCGCGTCGTGCTGGCGGGCGTGGTGCTGGGGCTGGCGATGCGGTTCGGGCTGGCGGAGTATTTCAGGTGATGCGGGCCGCCAAGTTCCTCGCCATGATTTCATGGGGAGGGGGACCGCGTGAAACGCGGTGGATATGAGCGCCGTCCGCTTCGCGGGTTATGCCGCGCTGTTCGACCGGGCGGACCGATCGGGCGACGTGATCCGCAAGGGCGCGTTCGCGCGGGCGGTGAAGGCCGGCGCGGCGGGGGTGCCGCTGTTGTGGCAGCATGATCCGGCGCGGCCGATCGGGCGGATCGATTATCTGGCCGAGGACAAGCGCGGGCTGCGCGTGATCGGCCGGCTGTCGGCGCGATCCGGCGCGGCGCGGGAGGCGGCGGCGATGCTGGGCGAGGGCGCGGTGAGCGGGCTGTCGTTCGGCTATCGGGTGCGCGGCGGTGGTGACGCGGGGGCGGGGCGGGAGCTGACCGATCTGGAGCTGGTGGAGGTGAGCATCGTGACGTTTCCGATGCAGCCGGCAGCGCGGGTGCATATGGTGGAGGCGGATTGAAGTGGTACTTTGATCCGGGATTAGACCGCAGGAATTCGCGAAATTTGTGATGTTGAACGTGTTTCGGCGTCCATATGCTCACACCTGTAGATGGAGCGGCCGGGGCATCGATTATGGACCCTGAAATGAATTCAGGGTGACGGAGTGCGCGGTGTGACGGTTATACCTGTTTGTCATTCCCGCTTTCGCGGGAATGACAGAGGTGGCTGAACAGGTGCGCGCATTCTGCTGCGTCCCTCGACTTCGCTCCCCTCGACTTCGCTCGGGACGAACGGGCTATTTCATTCGAGATTTCTAAGCAGGAGAACAAGCATGTACGAAGTGAAGGCGGATGCGCTTGAGGCGTCTTTTGAGGCGGTTGAGCGGGCGGATGCGGTTGGCGTGTTGCGCGAAGAGATGGCGGCGCTCAGGGCGCGGGTGGATGCGTCCGTCGTGGCGGCCGGGCGGCCGGCGTTGAGCGGGGCGGGGGTGAAGTCCAGCTCGTTCGTCGACGGCTATCTGCGCAAGGGTGTGGAGAGCGGGATCGAGCTGAAGAGCGTGTCGGGCGCTACTGACGCGGCGGGCGGCTATGCGGTGCCGCGCGAGATCGACGCTGTGATCGATGCGGCGCTGGTCGCGATTTCGCCGATCCGGCGGGTGGCGAATGTGGTGAAGGTCGGGTCGGCGGGGTATCGCAAGCTCATCACGACCGGGGGCGCGCCGTCCGGCTGGGTGGCGGAGACGGCGGCGCGGCCGGAGACGGCGACGCCCACCTTCCGCGAGTTCGTGCCGCCGTCGGGCGATCTCTACGCCAATCCCTCGGCCAGCCAGGCGATGCTGGACGATGCGCAGTTCGACGTGGAGGCATGGCTGGCGGGCGAGATTTCGACCGAGTTCGCGCGGGCCGAAGGGTCTGCCTTCGTCAACGGCAATGGGACGAGCAGGCCGAAGGGCTTCCTGACCTATACGACGACCAACGAGGCGGACAGCGTGCGCGCCTGGGGATCGCTGCAATATGTTGCGGCGGGCGCGGCGGGCGCGTTCGCGGCATCGAACCCGCAGGACAAGCTGGTCGACCTCGTCCAGGCGCTGCGATCGCCCTACCGCCAGGGCGCGGCGTTCGTGATGAATTCGGCGACCTTATCCATTATTCGCAAGTTCAAGACGGCGGATGGCGCGTTCCTGTGGCAGCCGGCGCTGGCCGAGGGGCGGGCGGACACGCTGCTCGGCTATCCCGTCGTCGAGGCGGAGGACATGCCGGACATCGCCGCCAATTCGCTGTCGATCGCGTTCGGCAATTTCCGGGCGGGCTACCTGATCGCGGAACGCAGCGAGACGCAAATCCTGCGCGATCCGTTCACCAACAAGCCGTTCGTGAACTTCTACGCGGTGAAGCGGATCGGCGGGGGCGTGGTGAACAGCGAGGCGATCAAGCTGATGAAGTTTTCCGTGTCGTGATCCGTCTCTGGTTTGGCAACAATCCTCCCTGCGCAAAGCACGGGGAGGGGGACCGCTCGCGGAGCGAGTGGTGGAGGGGCATTCCGGAGGCGGGTTTGCCCCTCCACCATCTTTCAGATGGTCCCCCTCCCCATGCTGCGCATGGAGAGGATTTTTAGGGAGACAAAATCATGACCGACACTTTCGCGACGCTGGGGGATAGTCCCTCGGCGCCATCGACGCGTGCGCTGGCGGTGACGCCGCACGACAGCAATCCGCTGACCGATATTCCCAAGGCGCTGTATGTCGGCACTGCGGGGAATATCACCATGCGCGGCGTGAACGGGACAACCGACGCGCTGTGGAAGAATGTGCCGGCGGGCGCGGTGCTGCCGTTTCGGGCGCAATATGTGCGCGCGACCGGGACGACGGCGGCCGACATGCTGGCGCTCTATTGATGAGCGGTTTCGGCCTGGGCGCAAATCTGGGCGCGGGGCATCGCAGCGGGGCGGGGGGCGGGGGTCCGCCGCCCGCCGTGCCGGTGGCCGGCCTCGTCGCCAATCGCGGCTATATCCCGCTGCGCACGATTTCGGTAACGCCGCCAATCACCTACCGCAGCGAGCATTGGGCTTCGCCGCAGGGGGATATCAGCGCGCTGCAGGCGATCTGGGCCAACTGGTATTACAACCAGTCGACCTTCCAGGAGACCAACGGGCCGGCGAACCTCACGATGAAGGCGTTCGTCGAATATCCGGCGGGGACGTTTACCCCGATCCTGTTCGCCGGCGCCGCCAGCAAGGTGGTGTCGGCAGGGTTTCTCGCGGCGGGCGATACGGTGGCGATCACCATCCCGGCGGGCGCGCGCTTCTGGATCCGGACGGTGGTGACCGCGATTGCGAGCGGCGGATCGATGGTCGCGTGGCAGACGGCGGGCATCGCCAATGTCGTGGGGCTGACCGACGGCGCGGCGGCGGGCGACCTCGGCAACAGCGGCACGATCAATCCGAGCACGAGCGGCAATGTCTATGGCCCGGTCGCGATCATGGGGACGGTGACGACGAGCCAGACGGCGCGATCCTTCCTGCTGAACGGCGACAGCGTGATGCACGGCGCGCTGGACGCGGCGAGCGTGGGCGCGAAGGGCGGGGCGGGCTATTTCCAGCGAGCGATCGATCCGCTCTATCCCTGGGTGTCGCTTGCCTGTCCGGGCGGGACGATCCAGGCGCAGATGGCGGTGACGTCGAAACTGTCCGCGCTGGTCACGGCGATGAATGCGCGCGGCGGATTCAGCGATGTGATCACCGAACATGCGATCAACGACCTGAAGGCCGGGCGGACGGTGGCGCAGGTGGAGGCGGATCACCAGACGCTGCACGGGCTGCTGGGCGGCAAGCGGATCTGGCCCGCGACGGTGGGGCCGCGCACGACGTCGGCCACGAACAACTGGAGCACGACGCCGGGGGACCAGGTGGTGCGCAGCGACGGCGAATGGCCGAACTTCGCGGCGCTGAACGCGGGCATTCGTGGCGGGCGGACCGGGGCGGCCGGGTTTATAGAAGCGGGCAATCTGTACGCGAGCGGGGCTGACAGCGGCTATTGGGCCGCGCATATGCCGCAGTGGACCGATGACGGAACGCATCCGAACAGCGTGGGCGCGGCCGGGATTGCGGCGGGGCTGGTGGTGCCGTGGTGAGGTTTGGATGAGGGTCTTCTTTCTCCAAACCAGCTGAAAAAGAAGAAGACCCTCACCCAACCCTCTCCCGCAAAGGACGGGAGAGGGCTTTACGGCGTGCTCACGTCGCGCTCGTTTTCAATCGTAAAATCAGGAGATGCGCAGTGATCGATGATCCGGGGATGGCGGCTGCGCTGGCGGGCGGGCTGGGCGAGGTGAAGGCGTATCTGCGGATCGACGGCGATCTGGAGGATGCGGTCTTGCGAGGGCTGATCGCGGCGGCGGGGGATGTCGCGGAGGGGTTTGTCGGGCAGGCGCTGATTGCGCGGGGCGTTGCAGAGACCATGTCCGCGAGCAGCGAATGGCGACGGTTGGCGCGCTTGCCGGTGCGCGGCATTACGGCTGTCGAGGCCGTCAGTGTCGAAGGCGTGGCGTCCGCGCTGCCGGTGGACGGCTATGCGATCGACATCGATGCGGATGGCGACGGCTGGGTTCGCGTGCTGCAGCCCGGCGCGGCGCGCGTGCGCATTTCATACGAGGCCGGGATGGCGATGGACTGGGCGAGCCTGCCGCCCGCGATCCGGCAGGGGATCGTGCGGCTGGCGGCACATCTCCATGCGCATCGCGACGCGGCGGAGGAGGGTGCACCGCCGATGGCTGTCGCGGCGTTGCTGCGGCCCTGGCGCCGGATGCAACTGGCATGAGCACGGGCGAACTGGCCGGGCGATTGCGCGAGCGGGTTACGATACAGCGGCGCAATCCCGCGCGCGATGCCGTGGCGGGTGCGGCGGGCGAATGGGTCGAGATCGGGACCGCCTGGGCCGAGATCGTTCCCGCCGCGTATGCTGCACAGGTTTCGGGCGATGCCCTGGCGGCAATGCCGTGCTGGCGGGTTACGCTGCGCGCGCCCGGCGCAGCAATCGCAATCGATGACCGGATGGTCTGGCACGGAAGAATGCTGCGGGTGCGCGCGATCCATGTCGATCCCCGCACGCCTGATCGCATCACGCTGCATATGGAGGAACAAAGATGATGGAAACGCTTTCGGGGCGGGTCGGCGCCATCGCGGCGGAGCGGACCACTGCAACAAAGGCGGCGATCGCCACTACGTTGCAAGCGCGTTTGCCCGCCGACGTCATGGTTGAGTGTGAGGAAGAGGGTGTGATAATAACAACAAGCGCGGCAGCCATCCGGCTGATCCGCGATCCCGGCTTTGCGATGCTGCGCGACGGGGTGACGGACCTTTTGCGATGAGCGGCGCCGCGATGGCGGTGCAGGCCGCATTGGTTGCCGCATTGCGCGACCATGCTCCGTTCGCGGAGGTCGTGACCGGCATCTACGACGGCGCGCCGCCGCGCGCGGCCTGGCCCTATGCCGTGATCGGCGACGGCACAGCGCGCGACTGGAGCCACGTCACCGCGAGCGGGCGCGAGCACCGCATCGGCATCACGATCTGGGACGAGGGCAATGACGCGACGCGGCTGCTGACCCTGATGGGCGAGGCCGAAACCGCGATCGAGGCGATGAACCGCAATCTCGGCGGTCACTGGCTGGTGAGCCTGGCCTTCCTGCGCTCCGCCGTGGCGCGCGATGTAGCGGGGCCGTGGGGGGGACTGGTGCAATATCGCGCGCGAACGCTGGCCGATTAGGGACGGTCGCTATTGCGCCCATAACGGCCTGCAAATGGCGTCCTGCGCTCCGGTGCTGGCCCTGAATGCTTTCACCCGTCGCCACTCTGGTAACTGGATCCCCGCTTGCGCGGGGATGACAGTGAAAAACGCGTGGTCGATCAAAAGAAGACCCTCACCCAACCCTCTCCCGCGCGCGGGAGAGGGCAAAGAAGCGATGGGATTTCGTTTACTCAATAGGAGATAATCATGGCGGCCGAGAAGGGCAGTGCGTTTCTTTTGAAGATCGGCGACGGCGGGGGGACGCCGGTCTATTCGACCGTCGCGGGGCTGCGGACGACGCAGCTTTCGATCAATGGCGAGGCGGTGGTGATCACCAACAAATCGTCCGGCGGCTGGCGTGAGCTGTTGCCGGGCGCGGGGGTGCGGTCGGTCTCGGTTTCTGGGGCGGGCGTGTTCACCGGGTCGGCGGCGGAAGTGCGATTGAAGAACAATGCACTCGGCGGGATCGTCGACGATTACCAGCTGACCTTCGAAAGCGGGGAGCGGATGCAGGGCAAGTTCCTGCTGACGCGGCTCGACTATGCCGGTGATTTCAACGGCGAACGGAATTTTACACTGGCGTTGGAAAGCAGCGGGCCGGTCACGTCGCTATGAGGACAATCGTAGATCCTTCCCCGTTCCGGAGAGGAATTGCCAATCTCGCGCGGGGAGAGGCGGGGTTGCGGGTGGCGGGGGCCGATCTGGTGTTGCGGCCGAGCTTTGCGGCGCTGGTTGCCGCTGAAGAGGAGCTGGGGCCGCTGTTCGCGCTGGTGGAGCGCGCGGCTTCGGGCGGGTTGCGGCTGGGCGAGATGGTGGCGCTGTTCTGGCATTGTGTTGCGGATCGGCCCGAGGCGCTGACGCGCGAACGGCTGGGCGAGGCGGTGGCCGAGGGCGGGCTTGCGGCGGCGACACCGGTGTTGCGGGTGTTGATCCGGCAGATTTTGGCGGGAAGCTAGCTCATGGATAGTCATTCCCGCGCAGGCGGGAATCCATTCGACACCCTGCAGCTGGATCCCCGCGTTCGCGGGGATGACACGGCAGAAAGTTTTCAAACCACAGCATCGCGCCTCGCCGGGCTGGCGGGAGTGTTGCTCGGGTGGCGGCCGGGGGAGTTCTGGGGTGCGACGCCGGCTGAGTTGCTGTGCGTGCTGCAAGCCCTCGACGGGGGCGAGACCGTGACGGGCGCGGGGATGAGCGACGTCGCGCGATTGATGGAGATGTTTCCCGATGGATGAGGAAATCGAGCGTCTGGTGATCAGCGTGCGCGCCGACACCGCTGGTTTTGCGCGCGACGTGGACGCGATGCGCGGATCGATCGAGAATGGACTGGGCGGCGGGGCGGAGCGGGCCGGCCGGACGATCGAGAGCGCGTTGCTGCGCAGCATTCGCAGCGGCAAGCTGGGTTTTGACGATCTCAAGCGCGTCGCCCTGTCCGTGATGGACGAGATCGCGGCGGCGGCGATCCGCAATGGCGTGGGCGCGATGGCGGGCGGCGCCGGTTCGGGCGGGCTGTTGTCACTGGCGACGACGGCGATCGGGGCGCTGCTGGGCGCGCCGGGCCGGGCGACGGGTGGGCCGGTTTCGCCCGGACGGGCCTATATGGTGGGCGAGCGCGGGCCGGAACTGTTCGTGCCGGCGGCCAGCGGGCAGGTGTTGTCCGGAGCAAATGGCGCAGGCCGCGACGTGCGGGTGTCGATCACGATCAATGCGCCGGGCGGCAACGAGCCGGCGGCGCTGGCGCGTTCGGGGCGGCAGGTGGCGCGTGCCGTGCGTGCGGCGCTGGTGGCGGCTGAGTGAACATAGCTGTCATCCCAGCGGAAGCTGGAATCTCTTTTCCGTTTTGTATCGAAGACACATGAGATCCCAGCTTTTGCTGGGATGACGATGGTATCCGGGGTGGGATGGAACGGCGAGCGGTGCGCCCTGGGGCGAGCCCCCCTCCACCATGCTTTGCATGGTCCCCCTCCCCACGGTGTGGGGAGGATTTGTGGGGTATTGGCTTGCTTCGCCTGCGGATCAGCAGGTTCGCTCGTTCATCAAGCGGTTCGATCCGCGGTTCTGGACGGTGAATTTTCCGCGCCCGATGATGGCGGCGGTGACGACGACCGACGCCGATGCGCTGCGGGTGGATGCGCTGTTTTACCGGCGGGACGATCTGTGCGGGCTGATCTGGGAGGCGGAGGATCGGCATGACCATCCCTTGCTGGCTTACGAGACCGCGCGCGATTTCCGCCAGTGCCGGCTGCGCTTCCGCTGGCGGTCGGCCGGGTTGGTCGGGCTGGATGCGATCAATGGTCCGACGCTGACGATCGAGGGACGCGGTGCCGATGGAGGCGCGCGCACCTGGTATGTGCGGCTGTGGAACTATGCCGAGGGCGATCCGGACGACGCGGACATCGCGCTCGATTTCGCGGACATCGACGGCGGCTTCATCCTGCCGGGCGAGGCCGATCCGGTGTGGGCCGGGGACATCGACCGGATGTTCATCTCGCTGGTGCCGCCGGGCTATGACATGAGCGATGCCTCGCTGACCACGCCGGTCGAAAGCTGGGCCGAGATCAGCGAACTGCGCTGCGAGGGCGGGGGATCGACGCTGGCGATCGGCGACACGCTGCTGCCGGAACACGGGCTGCGCATCGCGGGCGGATATGACGACAGCTACAACCTCACGCCGGCGCGATTGCTGCGCAACATCCTTCATTTGGGTTACCGGGATATCATCAGCCATTATGTCGGGATGAGCCATTATTTCCGGCTCGCGCGCAGCGGCAGCGACTATCTGGCGACAAGCGCTGGCGGAGCGCTGAACGTGGCGTGCGCGGCGTGGCATGCCGACTTCATCGCGCGGGCCAAGGCGTCCGGTTATGATGTGATCCTGTCGCTGTCCTACGAGCTGTTCGACACGCATTGTCCGCCGGCGTGGAAGCAGCGGACAGAGGATGGCGCACCCGCGCTGACCGGGTGGGTGCCGCCGTCTACCTTGCTTTCCCCGGCGAACGACGAGGCGATGGCGTATCTCCAGACGGTTGCGCGGGCGTTCGCGGGAATGGCGCGCGATGTGGGGGCGGCGGTGCGCTTCCAGATCGGCGAGCCATGGTGGTGGGTGACGGCCGACGGCAGGCCGTGCCTGTACGACGACGCGGCGATTGCGGCGTTCGGGGGCAGCCCGGTGTCGATAGCGGACGTTCGGGGCAACCTGTCGGCACCGCAAAAGGCGCTGCTCGACCAGGCCGGGGCGCTGCTGGCGGCATCGACCGCGGCACTGGCGGTGGCGGTGCGGGACGAGGCGGCGGAGGCCGAGATATTGCTGCTGGCCTATCTGCCGAGCGTGCTCGATCCGGCCGCGCCGGACATTCGGCGGGCCAATTTGCCGATGGGGTGGGCGTCGCCCGCTTTCGACGTGCTGCAGCTCGAGGATTATGACTGGGTGACGCGCGGCGATGAGGGTGCGACGGCGCGCGGGATCGCGGAGGCGAGCGCGCGGCTGGGCTATCCGGTCTCAGAGCAGCATTATTACAGCGGCTTCGTGCTCAATGCGGAGGACCGGGCGCAGTGGCGCGCGATCGCGGACGCGGCGGAGGCCGCCGCCAAGCGCGGCACGGCCGAGACCTTCGTCTGGGCGCTGCCGCAGGTGTTGCGCGACGGGTTCGTTCATTTCGATCTTGGGGAGGCGGATGTGCAGGCGTTCGACGATGTGGACTTTCCGTTGGCGGTGGGCGCGCATGCCAGCGTCGAGCCGGGCTTCTCGACCGCGATCGTGACCACCGCTGCTGGTTTCGAGCAGCGCAACGCCGACTGGGCGGACGCGCGCATGGGCTATGACGCGGGGCCGGGGGTGCGCTCCGAGGCGGATGTGGGTGCGCTCATCGCCTTCTTTCGCGCGCGGCGGGGTGCTGCGCGCGCCTTCCGCTTTCGCGATCCGTTCGATGACAGCTCGCACGGGATGACCGGCACGCCGACCGCGCTCGATCAATTGCTGGGCGCGGGCGACGGCGTGCGGACGCGCTTTGTAATGGTGAAGCATTATGGCGAGGGCGACGACGCGCTGCGCCGGATCATCACGCGGCCGGTGACGGGGACGGTGATGGTGGCGCTGGATGGCGTCGGCGTCGCGAGCGGGTGGAGCGTGGATGCGGGCGCGGTGGTGTTCGATGTTGCGCCGGCCGCGAGCGTGGCGGTGACGGCGGGCTTCCGCTTCGACGTGCCGGTACGGTTCGCGGAGGACCGGCTCGCGGTCAGCCGGGCGACGTTTCTGGCGGGCGAAGTGGCGAGCGTGCCGCTCGTTGAGGTTAGGGAGTAG